TGAGGTGTTGTATTCTCCAATTGAGTCTAGAACTACTATAACTGCATCATTAAATTTGCTAGTATAGTATCCTGCTGCTGCGTGTGAGTAATGGTGCTTAAATGAGGTTTGAGGCACTGGTCGACCAAAGATATTTTTGACTGTATACCTGGGTTGCCAATCGCCAGATCCGCCCCTTAGAAGAAGCCTGGAGGCCTTTAAAAGGGGTTTCTCGTAGTAAGCTATGTGATCTGGAAAGCCATATTGTAATGCATCATTAATTAAAGACTCATTAATATACCAATCATTTTTTTCTTTGCTATATCTCTCCGCATGTCCCGCAAAAAGAATCTCTCCGTCTTTAATTAAAGATACAGAGGCATCATGAGAGGTCTCGTTTATTCCCATAATTATCATTAGTATATATACCTTCTTTTATCTTTATCTTTTTTAAACAACTTAACTTTAATTTTTTGAATAAAATACATAACCCTATATATTGCTTGTTTAAACATTTAAAGCCTTCTCAAAAATTTCTGCAATGTGCTGGTGTTGATGTATGCCGTAATGAGATTTGTCATTTCCTTGCTCAAATATCCTTGGATCTAGTATTCTTAACTCTTCATGACATAAAATATTTTTGTATTTAGAGCTAGTAACAACAAATTTTTTGTATCCGAATGGGTCTTCTCCGTAAAAACCTTCTATTTCCCACAAGTTTTCTTCAGATGAAACATAGTTTTCAAAGTTTGCTTTAGATAAAATTGAATCAAATGCTGCGTCATGAGACGAAAAAATTAATTTAATGTTAGAAATTTTACAATATTGAATTAAATTTGAAATAGATCTCATGCTGTAAAAAAATGGTATATCTGCAGGGATAATGTCTTCTAAATTAAAAGGTACTTTTTTATATTTTTCGATAATACTTTGTGTGTTACCTTGCAAATAAAGATAGGTTAAATATGGATGATTTGGCTCCTTTGGATCCTCATCCGCAATATGACTAGAAGTTATAAGTTTTCTTTGAGTGGGTATTTGCATTCTATACGGATCTGGCAACAACAAAAGCAAAGTTTTAGGGTTGCCGAACTTTTTAAAATAAGCATACAGGTTGTTAATTATAGAACTTATAGAGCCCCCCACAATTGATAGGTTAGGAATTTCAACATTAATTTTTTTACCTAAAACGTTTGGCCAAATAAATTCTTTGTGAACACCTAGCCCAAATGTTTGAGAGCATCCTGCTGCCAAAAAATCGTCTGTCTCAGTAAACTGCTTGCTTCTGTATCCGTAATAATTTTCTTCGTATGAAACAAAATCTTGTTCCGTTCCAGATTTTCCTATAGTTTTAAAAATATTTATATTTTCTTTACTTAATGTATTGTTTAAAAGTATATTTAGTTTGACATTATCTATCTCTAAATTTCCAAATGGATTTAAAAATGGTATCTCATTGCTCATTTAAATTTTCCTGCTCAACAAGACCCTGAACATACTCGGAAAAATGTTTTCTAACTGAGCCACTAGGCCTTTGACCCAAAGACTTCCATATTCTTTTATATTCCACACAATTTGAAAAAGTTGTTGGACAGACGGTAACCCCATTATAGTCTTTTAATACTGTAGGAAGCGGAACATGTTTGCCGCAACACTTACACTCTTTTGCTTTATCTTGATATGTACTCATACTATTTCCATTCCCTCCAGTGCATTATACAAACGTTCTGGCATCCTAGGCGGACGAATCATATTTGTGTTAATGACGTCTGATTTATCTCTACTAAAATCATCATACATCGACATTGATTCGTATGTATGAATATCTATTTCTTTGTTTAAGTCTGGCCTTGTTCTACTAATTGAATTAAAAATAGAGCCGCAAACAGCATCGGCTAAGTCTTTAGATCCTTTTCTTGGGTGGTCTACCTTATCTCTCATGATCTTAAGCTGAAGCAATTCATTTATTAATAAAGGAATGTGTGGGCCCTGTAGTCTTTCTTCTAAAACAATCATAGCCATATCATCATAATGTTTTTTAGCGACAGATAAAATCTCTGTGTTAATTCCGTATTGTTTTAGTTGTTGCATCATGTCATGGGAATTCCATCTGTCAAAAGTACACACGCCTATATCAAACCCACGAGTTTTTAAAGCTAAAATATAATCTTTAACTTCTGTAAAGTCAACAGATTTGTCTGGGGTTGGGGTCCAGTATCTTACTGCGTCTACAGTAACTATTGGTGCTGGCTGAGAATATTCATTTGTCACTTTAACATTTACCCATTTTTGAACATGAGACATTGATACTGCACAATGATCATGTTTTTGTGCTAAATCTACGTGAATATAATATTTTTTTTCTGAATCTGGAACAAACCAATCTTCCATTCTGCCAAAGCTGTCTATAGCAAGTCCTGTGTTGTTAAAAGCTTTTTCTACTTTTTCTCTAGACTTAAAAAAAGCATCAATCATTTCTGGTGGCATACAGGCAAATCTTCCTAGGGCGTCTAGTTGATCTTTATAAAAAGCAGTTTTAAAATCATCAATTTTCCTTGTTGGATTAACTTCCCAGGTCGGTCTTTTTAACGCATAAACTTTAGGTATTGAATAAGAAATAATATTATCTTCTTCCCATTCAACTTCAAACTCGTTACCCTCTGTTCCATCTGGAAGGTCTTCGTCCATCTTAAATCTATGCTTTCTTAGGACAACTTCTTTTTCTGCAATAACTGAATCATAAAATTTTTGAATAGGATCATTTTTAAATCTAGGAAAAGACAAGAGTATTACTTTGCCGTAATCTGGAAATCTAGAGTCAACGGAGCCTCGATACATTTGATAAATTGCATCAGCGGTTTTTGCTTGATCGTAGCCAGTAGTGCTTTCAATTGAAAATCCAGATATCTCATCCAAAATAACAACAAGGACGTTATAGCCTTCCCAGGCTTCTCTTTCTGAGTGGCCAGAGTGCACAGTAACAGATTTATCAAATTTTATTTCTGAAGCTTTAGACTCGTATTTTCCATTAAACCATGGAGACTTTTCGATTCTTGTTTTAAATCCTTTAAAAAAAACATTGTTTGCTTGTTGAGAGTTAATAGCAATATTAATAATATCAATTGCATCTCCAGGAGGCTTGCCGTAATAAGTTGCTGGATCTTTTAAGCATAATAGTAAATATACTATATATGCAACAGCGATTGTTGAGCAGTAATCTTTTCCAGAACCTTTGCCTAGCTGAGCAATTACTTCGGTGCAAGTTTGTTTATAAAAAGCAGAACCTTCCTTTTCCCCAAAAAGCTTTTGCAGAGTGGCTTCTTTATATATCTGAGAGCTTTTTTGTATCAAAACATACTGAAGTTCCGATAAAGGTGGAAGCCCTAAATATTTTGGGCTAGTGACAAAAGTCTGAAGCTCTACTGGCTTTTCATCAAACTCTTCGCCATCTAAGATGTCAATTAAATCTGAAAAATCAAACGACATCGGAGTCCTGAATTATTTCGATAGGTTCTACAACTCCAGTAATTTGAGCAAGCCTTTTCATAATTTCTTTTCTTATTGCAGGGTGTTCTGCAGACACATCTTTTAAAATTCCAATTAAAATTTCTTGCTTACGTTCTGTTTCTGCAATCTGAGAAGCAATTTCTGTGTTCTCTAAAACGCCTACAGATTGAAGCATAGATATTCTTTTTGTTTCAATGTCTGCAATTAGCTTTAATGCTCCAGCTTTAACATTTAACTGACCGCTTTGGTCTGCATCCTCTACGGTTTTCCATGCCTCTTTAATAAGCATTGCGTAATGTTGATCTGCGCCAGAGATAGCTTCTTTTGCTCTGTCTCTAAGACTAACATCATTTTTTACAACACCCTTCCATTCATCAATAAAAGCAATAACCTCCGCACGTTTAAATCCTGTGGTGGCTGCAATCTGGGTGGGGGTGCTGCCCTTTAATAATTCTTCAACTACACTGTTCATTCTATCAAAATGTATTGATGGCTCTATATCTGTCATATCTACATTATACTTCTAGTCGACTAAAAAATCAACCAGATTTAGCTATTTTATATAGAATAAGATACCCAATAAGGTCATCGATGTCATTATCTCCAGCATACCCTTGATTATTCTTAACTCTATTTAGCTTATCATCAATACGGACCTTTAATTGTTCTGTTGCATCCGCCGTCGAAAATATTCTGACTGGGTCTAATGCTGAGTTGCCATATGATATATTTTTTTCAATTAGCATGTGGGCAATCTCGTGGCATGCTCCCCATATCTTTCCGCCTGCTGGCGCACCAACAGACTGAAGATATAAGTCACTACAATTAAAATCTTTTACATCTGGAAATACTGGTTTTAACATTACCGCCTCCTAATTAATTGAAACTTCTCTAAATATCTCTGTATAGTCATAGCAGAGACTTTACACTCATCGGCAATTTCAGTTACCGTTTTCTTTTGAACAACATACCTTCTGTATAGCCAATCTTTATTCTGATAAAACTTTAACATATTTTAAATCCGCCCGATTGAGTTAAAAATAAATAAAAGTCGTAATAATCTGCATACTGTGGAGATATAATGTTTTTTGATGTAAAATTTTGATAGCAGTAATGATTAAGACTTTCATTTTCTATGCCTTCAAATATTAGTGCTGCCAGCTTTTCGCAAGACTCTTTGTCTAAAATGTCTCCATCATTAGAGTAAGCATACTCAACCCTAGATGCTATTTCTGGGTAAAGATCAGAAATGCTGTCCCATAAATAGTACCAAGATGTTATGTTTCTTCTAAAATGCCTGCCCTCAATTCCAGTTGGATTTAAACCAATTAAATCAAATGCCATTTATGATCCTCCAAACGAGTTATAGCCAGGTCTATTCTTTAAATATATTTTGACCTCAGCGTAATCAGAACTTATTTCTCTAGGTTTTCTTCCAAGAATCTGAGTTACAATTCCTGGCTTTCCAATTGCGTTATCTGTCCATCTTTGTGAAGACATAAAATGTCTACCGACTTGATTAAAATTAAAGGTGTACAAAGTAAACTTTTCTTTTTGTGCAGAAGGAGAATTATTTAATTCCTTTACAGCACTGTCAATACGATCTTCCCAAGTTAATCCAAAATCTACTACATTGTTATTGTGATTATCCATTAAATTAACTATTGGGTCCGCATCGCTACCCAAAACGCTAACTACTGCTTTTTGAAAAGAAACTGGGCCAGTTAAATCAGTCTTTAAAGAATTTTTATTATTTGGCCAATCAACAACATTTTCTATAATATAGTTTGTTAAATTAGTAAGAATAGAATTGTTTGCTTGTCCACCAAACCCCCATTGGGTAAACATTGAATTTTTTTCTAATTCTAGCGATGTAACAAAATTAGACTCATAATCAATTACTTCAGAAATAGGTCTTCTGCATACAGAGTCTACGTCCATATAAATTCCGCCAAGCTTATTTACAATGCTATATCTCCAAAGATCGCCCTTCATTGCTTTGTGTTTAAGAAGCTCGTAAGCTTTTGCATACGTAGCATCATAATTTTCTAATAGCCACTTATGGCATTCAGTTTCGCTCATATAAATATAATTAAAGTCTGGGTTGTTTTGCTGCCATGTTTCCGTACAATTTTTTACATAGCTAGGTAAATCTTTATAATCACAGTAGTATGTTTGAAATAAATTCTTAGGGATCATCTTTGTGTCAACACCTTGTTTGCATAGTGAGCAATGCCAAATGCATCTGCCACATCAAAATCTGTAACCGATAAATCGTACTTGCTGTTAAAATAATCTACGGTCCTTTGCTTACGCATATTACGTAACTGAGTTTTATACCACGACTCTGCGTAACCTGGATTAGACAATCTTATTGCAGACTTCTCATCTTTTGTCGGATTTTTATTGCCAATAAACGCCTGCCACGAGGATGGGCTAATTGTAATAACCTCAGCACCAGTAGACATAAGCTCAGCAATAACAACTCCATAGACATAAGATAATTTTATCACAGCATCTGGTGATCTGACAAGTATAGCGCCTTCCACAGCAATATAATCACTTTTTAATTCATCTAGCATACAATGAGTTTTAATTTTTGCGTCTAATATTTTTTCATATATATCAGAACCAGACAGGTTTATTTTCCCCCACTTTATGGGCTTGTCATTTTCCATTAAACAAAATGCCACTGAATTTGTTGAGGCGTCTATTCCTAAAACCCTATTGGCTTTTGTTTTAATTAGTTTAGCTAATGTCATCAATCATCCTTAAAAGTTTATTTCTAGATTCTAAATTTACAGATTTTTCACAACTGGCACATAAATTTTCATTGTGATATATGCTTAATTTTGCTTTGCATCTTTTGCATTTTC